TTGACATACAAACCTGGGCGAATCGGTAAATTCGTTGGATCCCACTGAGCTGCCATCTAATCACTCCTTATCGTTTTATAGGAACTTTCCGTTTTCTAAATCGCGCATTCTGAAGGACTCGACTTCACTCATCGTCATGTCGTCCGAAGTATCGTCCGGTGTTAATGAGCCGTCTAAGCGCCCCCATTGCGCGTAGTCCGCGGTTGATTTAATCTCAACTTTCGAAACCGTCGGAGCCACATCTTTCGGAGTTGCGCCTTTACGCGTCGTCCCGACTAAAACGCCAATCACAGCGTCAAGATTGTCCGCCGTCTTAAACGGTTGAGAAAAAGAAAGAGACTCGACGGTTAAGTAGTGAGTCTCTTCAATCGGTATTTTTATTACGTTGTTGAAACGGTCCGTCAGAACGTCAATCTTCGTTAGTAAATCAACGTTGTTTAGACCGAAGTAAACTATTTGATATTCGCGATTCAATACGTAGCTTGCGGACGTATCTACGCCGGAGTTTAACCGCTGAACACGTACGCAGATTTCGCCTTTAACCGGCTTTTCAGGTACGTATTGCTTGTTAACTTTGAGCGTAGGGAAGTCCGTTTTGATGACGTCTGATATCGCGTTGATTTCATCGATTAAGCCCACGTATTAAAACCCCCTTCGCCTAGCTGCTTCACGTAGGTCTTCTTCAAGCCACTGCATCCATTTCGCCTCTCGCTCTTGTGCCGGTTCATCGAGAAACTTTAACGTCGTACCCTGCGTTGACAACTTCGTAGAACTTGGCGCTTCTTCATGTAAGTAGTAACCGTAATTAAATCGACCATATCCGCGTGAACTGTTTGTCGCATTGCCGGTTACGATAACTTTCGAATTCGTGCCGTTTCCTTCTACTGTTCCGTTAATTTGGCGTCTTAAGTTTCCGTCGTCTAACGGTGCTACATCGCGAGACTTCTGAACCCAGTCGTCCTTGATTTCGTCCATTGTGCCGTGAAGCGCCCTTTGTGCCTCATCCTCGAATCCTCTTAGCGCTCGCATTAATCCGGTTAGGTCTAGCTCTAAGTCGCGCGCCATTATACATACACCCTCGTTAGTACAACCTTTGTAATCTTCGGATAATCGATTTTTATCGGAGTTCGCTCGACTGTCACGCCTAGTTCATTCGTATAACTGATTACGTCGTCGTAGCGAATATCCGCTAATTTATCGAACATGAAAGAAGCACCAGAAACGACTTCTTCTCCGAGTTGGTTTTGTACAACGTTGGTTACGATGTCAGCGCGGCATTTAAGCGTAAACTCAATCGGTTCGCTGCTAACGTTGCCCCAGTCGTCTTTTGCGCCAGGACGTTTGATTGTCGCCTTGTCTTTCATCGGAATTATCGCCACTTACAACACCGTCCATTTCGGTGTTCTCGCTCGACTAACGCCCAGCATTTCGTATACTTCGTCGGGAATAAAACCCGCTAAGTCGACCGGTGCGCCGTTCTTCGAGCCGATTCCATCTTTGAACGTAAAGTTAATGCCGGCAACTCCGAAACTAGCAACGCCTTGTTGCGCCATTTTGTTCGTGTCATTGAAGATTGCGCCGAGGGCAGCGCCAAACAAGTAATAGGCTTCGTTGGGGATTTCGATATCTTTGAACTTGCGGTCGATTGTGCGCTTGCTAACGTTGAGTAACATCGTCTTGCGATCGTCTTCCGCGTCGAGGAAATCTTCGTTATCAATTGCGTTAAATTTGATATAGTCGTTGGCTTCCGTTAAGTCCCACACGTAAAGCACCTCCGTTTAGATTTACTTTGCGGAGGTTTTGCGTGCTGCTTTCGGCTTGGCCGCCGGTTTCGCCTCCGCTTTTGATTCTGCTTCTTTCGGTTTTTCTTCGCCTTCGTCCACACAAATTAAATAACGAGGGCACAGCCCTTTAAGGACTGCGATTTTCCCCTCGTCAGATGTTTCGTATAAGCCGACATGATCGAATTTAAGAACGTCGCCTTTATAGTGGACGGAATAATGTGGCGTAGCTTTAAATTGAGCCATCGTATTCCCTCCCGTTTAATTAAGATACAGACTTGCTTACGCCTTCTAATACTGCGATTTTCTCAGCTGCGTTCATTACTTTAACGCCGTATTCACCGCGGATTTGACGAGAAACGTAGTCAGCCCCAGGAGTAGTAGCGTCCATATCGTGTAACGCGCGTCCTTGTAATGCGTGCATAGAAAGAATTGAACGGTCGAATAACACGACTTTATCTTTCGGCATGTTTTTATCAACTACGATTGTTGCAACGTCTCCGCCAACGATGTCAGAAACGAATGTAGCAACGTATCCACCACGTACAGTATCTTGTTGTTGGATTTGGATTTTGTCGCCTAGTAATTTCGAGAACTGACGAGCGCCAGCCGTATTTGTAAGAATCGTATTTACGTTACCGCCGCGTTGGTAAACTTTTTCAAGTGCGTCGTTAACTACTTTCGCAGTAACTTCTCCGCCAGCTAAGTTTTCTTTAACCGAGTTTTTGATTTGAGCGAAGTTTAAAAGTCCGCCAGTCATACGCGGTTGGCCTGCGCCTTGGTCGAAACGACGTCCATAGATTAAAGCGTCATTCATTTCGCGAGCTAATTCTTTAAGACGTAGTTGAACTTGGTAATTTAATTCGTCAGATACGTTGTGAGTACGTACTGCTTGTTGTGTACCTGTTACTGAAGCGTAACGTTCGAAGATTTGCGTTACGTTGTAATCTACATAACGGTCATGACTTTCGTCTGCTCCGATTCCAGCACCTTCGATTTGTGGGCGAGCTACGATACGGATCTCATCGTCTGCTGCAGTGTGAGCCACTGCTGTAGTTCCGTCGAATCCACGAACAACTGTTAAAGTGTCGCCTGCAACGCCTGTAACTTTGATGTACTCATCTTCGATTACTAATAGAGAGTTAACGCGGAATTTAGCTCCGTCTCCTGCCGCTACTGTGATTGAAGTCGCTGCGTTAGTGATGTCTGCTGCTAAGTTAGCACGGTTAGAGTTTAAAGCATCTGACATCCATTCGTATTTCGTTTGGAATAACTGCTCTCCGTTTAATCCAATTAAGCCTAATAGTGTAGGCTCATCTTGAATAATCATCGAGATGCCTTCTTGAAGTTGACGTACCTGATCTTGGAAATTATAAGAGTTTACTGCCATTTTGTTTTTCCCCCTGAATTATAAGTTTTTTGGTAATTAAAAAAGCCGCCGATTTATTCGGCGACTGCTTACTTAAATAGCGATTGAATTTTGTTACTAAGTTCAATTACTTTTGCGAAGTCTTTCTTCTTCTTCGCATCTTCTAACTGTGCTTCTAGCGTTTTGGCTTCGTCAGAGGTTCCGCTGTTTGAAGGTTCACCGATTTCTCGTTGCGGTTTCTTTTCTTCGCCTACTAGGAAGCTATATTGGTCAACAAGCGTAGCTAACACATCCTCTACACCGTTTACTGTGCCGTCTTCAATTTGTACAGCCGATAAGTCAGCTAATTTTAAAGCAGCGTCAATACGGTCAGTCGGAATGTTTACGCCTGGTGCCGCCTTAATAAATGCGTTAACGATTTTCTCTTGCTCGGCTTGCTTGCGTAGTGAATCAAGCTGTTGCGCCAAGCTTTGTTTTTCCTCTTCGTGCTTTTTAGCGATTTCTTCTAAACGCTCTTTTTCGGAAAGCTCAGACATACGCTTTTCTTCTAATAGTTTTTCGTACTCGGACGCTTTCGTCTTGATGTCGTCGTAATCGGCGTACTTATCGAGCTTTTTCTTTTCACGTTGGATGCGTTTTTCAACAATCTCGTCTAGTTCCGCTTGCGTGAATGTTTTAGTTTCGGTTTGTTGCTCGACTTGTTGTTCCGTTTGCGCTACTTCGACTTGTTCGTTTTTGATTTCTTCGCTCATAATATCCTCCCGATTAAAGTCCGTCGACTATAATATCCGAAAGTTTAATGCCATTTCGTAAGGCGGTAGCTTATACGCGGTCAGGCCGTTTCACTGGCGAGACTATGTGCTTACAGCGTGGGTGGAAAATTTCCCTGTTCGGTAAGTCGCCAATATACGGATAACTACCTTCCACATCTCGTACGAGCTTAACGATCTTACCTTCCCATTTACTACAAGCGTCTTTTGCGCCGTGTCTTGAAATAACTCCGTAGTTAGCGCCACGTTGAACTGCTTCGTTCATGGTCGCCTCTTTGTGCGCTTCCATCATTTTCGTAGACACTGCAGTTTCGACGTAATCTTTTAGTTTCCAACGTCGTCCTGACGCATCTATAATTCCGGTATCTACGGCTTTTCCTAACGTGTCGCGAATACTGCGAATCATCTCGCCTGTTAGCGTAGATGTTCCGTTGACGCCTTTCGTTACGTTAGCACGCATTACTTCTGCGGTAGATTTACGGATAGCTACTATAATTCGCTTTTCCATGTTCTGCGTGACCGCTAGTAGGTTATCTTGCGTATCAGCAACTACGGCTTTGACAAGTTCTTTATTAATGCGATTAAACTTAACGAGATTTGCCGCTTGTTCAACCGTATCAACAACGCCAAGCGCAACGATTGCTCGTATGATGCCGTCTTCAGCTGCTTTCGGAATTGCTTCGTTAATCCAGTCGGCGGTATCTCCGTTTAGTTCGCGTAATATTTCCGTTATAGACTTCATTACGGCCAACGCATTAGCACGTTGGAAATCCGTAAGGTCAATCCGGTAAAGTTCGTTGCGAATTTGTTCTAGCGCTTTTACATAAGCATCAGTCAGCTTCGCAACATCATATTCGTAATTCGGAGGCGGTAATTCTCGCATTACTCAGTTGCCCCTTTCCAATGAAAAAGAGCCGATCATGAGACCGCCTCCTTGTTTCGTAAGAATTCATTTAGTTGTTCCCTTGTGGTGCGTCTCTTTCCGTATGTTTTGTGGAAATCTATGTGGCAAGACAAACACAATGTAATACCGTTCGAGATTTCGGTTCTTACCTCTCTATGGTCAGCGAAGTTCTGTATGTGATGTGCGTTCAATTCCTTACCTACAGATCCGCAACATTGGCATGTGAAATTATCTCTCCTATAAACAGATATGCGCCACTCTTTATATTCCCGTGTTTTTCGAAGTTCTTCGCGCTCCTCATCTGTTATATGAGGACTTTTCATCATTTCACTAATCTTGTTATTACCGCATGTACGGCAGTCTTTTCCTTTAAAGAAATTGTTCAACGTAATGTGTGATAAATTCCCGCATTTACATAAATACTTTAAAGGCGTGGATGAGTTAGTGAATGAGTCTTCTAACAACGTTTTACCTTGCTCATCAAATAACTTCTTAACGTCTTCTATTGTGTATTTAGTTCTGGCTTCAATAGCTCTTAGTGTTCTACAATTACTGCAGTTAGTGCCGCTGTAATAAGCTTGGTACCAACTTATAGTTGATTGATTACCACATTTGCAAATATAATCTAATTTTTCAGCTGTTTCCTTTCGAAAAGATACGTAATCGGTCGAAAGAAGCGTGCATCCGTTATTTTTGAAGTGGTTTTCAATGAAAGTGAAATCAAATTTCCGTTTCTTTTTACTAGCCGAATTCCTCCCGCATTTAGCGCAAGATCTACCTTTTTTTGCGTTTTTGTAACTCATTTTACTCTCATTTCCACATTTGCAAATATACTGCATTGGTGTTTCGGAGTTTATATAATTTTCATCTAATAAAGTGAAACCCCTCTCATCAAAAACCTTCTTTACATCTGAATATGTCAGCTTTTTCGCCAAACGAATCAACTCCCTTAGGTTAATTCCCTTATATTAAAAATAAGGCAGAAGGCGCTAAGGGTTGCGCTTTTCGGTCTGCAGTTCCTATCCGCCTATATAATAATACGTTAGTTAACCTTGGTTTGGCGCAGTCTCTATCTGATTAAATATCGAAGAGTCGACAGTACCCATTGTGTCTTCCTCATCTTTCTTAATACGTGCCATAATTTCTTTAGCTTTTTCGTCATCCACTTCGTCGATTGTTTTGATAGTCGATTGTACGTCAATTGTTGCCTTGCCTGATGTACGTATTTGGCCGATTTCCGCTTCTTCTTTAAGATTCTTCGGAATTCCATCCTTCCATTGAATCGACGGATAAACGTCTTCCCATTTATGTCCGTTTTGTGATTTATCAAATAAGAAACAAGCGTATAGTGCGTCGCGAATTGCTTTATCATAGTGCGAACGAATACGTTTTACTTTCGATATAATCGGCATGAATCTAGCTTTAATTGCAGTCGAGTCGGTGTGTGACGTTCCCGTACCGCCACTATTGTCGCCTGACATTGCGGTACCGAATAACCACTGCGGAGTTTCCGACATGATAAATACGGTGCTGATTAATAAATCGAGCTCTTTAAACGCTGCCTCTAACTGCGCTTGCCATGTCATATAACCCGGAGTCACATCGTCTTTCGTAACCGGAATGTATATACCACCGAATCTGACACTGTCATCGTAACCTTCTAATTCAGGTCCGTAAGAATTCGGATCCGAATTTTTCCAGAGCACATAATCTATTTGCACCAAACGATCATTAACTGCAGCAAATACGCTTTCTAACTTTTCTAACCCACCGATACCTTGCCAGTCGTCATCTACCGCTTTATAAGGAATGTGGAATACCGGAATAAACGGAAGGCCTGTTTCGACGATATCTTCTTCGCGGCGTGTAGATACTTCTCTACCGATGTTATACGTTTTGACATCAGCGCCCCAGTATGAATTAACCCCCGTTGAGAATAATTCGAAGCGTTGATAGATAATGTAACCTGGAATATGCCGCTCAATATTCAGATACGGAATCTCTTCCTTGCCAGTATCTACGTATTCAACTGTCGCAATATTTATTGCCTTGAATTTCTTTACGTTACCTTTCGCTGTCTCCGGAAAAACAAACGAAGCGTTAACGTGTTCAATGATCGGTTCCATCTTCGCATCTGCCGGCTTTTTAAGTCCTAGTGCTTCTAGCTCTGAATAGTCTTGACGGTAGCCAAAACGAGCTTTAACCCACGCGTCGCCCCGGTACCCATTCGCCATACAACTTTCGTGAATCAATTGAATCAAATCGTTCTCTTCAACGTAAGATGTATACGCCTTCTGTTCTTCTGAATCATCTGGTAAGCCGGATTCAAACCTCGGACGCTCACCGACTAGCATGTCAGCTGGTTTTGTTGAGACGATATCCGCTAGACCAATTGCAATATATAGTTGTTTAAGTTGCTTTGCTTGCGGGGAATCTTTTAACACCGACGCTGCGCGTTCGTATACTTCCCATTGCTTATTTTGAAATAACTTACGCATTCTTTCATACCGTGCTAGCCGTTCGAGTTCGTCTTGCGGCGGAAACTGCTCCCCTTCTCTGAAATATGTCATACGGTAGCCTCCTTCCCTTTATTGTTGTTCTATAAGAACATAGATTATAATTAATTTGATTTAATTAGAAAATTGCTATCAAGAGAATTACAACCACGAAGGCTTTTTAATTACTTTCGCTTTCTTAACACTTAACGCTGCTGAGAACGCCATGTGCGTCGCATCTGGGCCGTCATCGTGATTGTGGTTCGGGTATAACTCGAACATTTCAAGAAGCAAGCGATGCTCACGTTTGAATCGTAGTTTACCGTTTTGGATATCCGGCAATAAAGATTCGATACGTAACTGTTTTCTCATACGTTGTTTAATCTCTTTTACTCGCGTTTGAGAAGGGTATCCATGCTTCCGTAACTCCTCTTTTAGCTTGTGCGCGAACCATTCTTGCGCCTGTTGTGCTTCGACTGCGATTCCGGTGTACTGGAATTTCAGCGTTTTCTCTACAATCGTATTTAAGAGTATATCTGGATGTACTCGCTCGATAAACGAATCAACAACGTAACAAACACCCGTTTCTCTATTTCTTGCAACCGTTATAATTGCACTATAATCGCCTTTTTCCTTCCCCATGGCAAAATCCACGCCACAGAAATAGTCAAACGACAACTCTTCGATATCGTTATTCGTAAACATATTGAAATAGCTTGGCTTGAAAATTTGTGTACTTTCATCGACTGGATTTCCGAGATACTCCTGGTTGAACTCTCTCGTCCCCATCGATTCGCGCTTTTCCATAAAGAACTTATAGCTGTACATCTGCGGCCATAATACTTCTGCGCCTTTAAGCATTTCTTCTTCGTTGTCCTCGTAGAACTTATCCGCTTTTTCTTTCGCATCCTTGTCGTCGGTGTTATATATCTCTCGCCATTTCTCCCATAAATCGTCGCGATCTGCCCACGATAGAATTGCCGGGAACTTACGAGATTCAAAGTCTTTACGCTTAGTGATTACATGGTTTAGTAGCGAATCGGGTCCTAAAATTGTTCCCATATACACGCAAATACCGCTGAATCCTAACGCTTCTAACATTTCGGAACGGAACCAGCGTAAGTTCTTTGCGCGTAGCTCCGGCGTATTTGTGTTATCGTTGCTTTCTAAATCGTCCAGAAGGAAAAGTCCAGGGCGTTCTTGAAGGTGGCGGAGTCCGCGCATTTGCGTCCCCATACCTTTCGCCTCTACCTTCGTTCCGCTTGACGTAATGAATTCGTACTTGTTATCAACCTCATTCATCGATGGCTTCGGATGTAAAAGCTCGCCAAAGTCCTGGCGGATCTTTTCATTAAACTTTAGATTCTGCTGCGTAAACTTAATGAAGTCGCCAGCTACGTCGGTAG